GAACCGGCATTGGGTAAAGAGCGACTGGCGGCATACCGAAAGGAGCTGGCATTATGAGAAACTTCCCCCTCGCTGGAAATTGGGGCTGGATTACCGGATTGTCGTGCAAGCATGGACAAGCCAGTACGATTATCGCTATACCGTTGTGAATGATTTTATTGTGATCTGCCGGAACCTCGGCTTTCCTATCGCGGCTCACTGCGTGCCGGATTATAAATTACATCAAGAAGAGCAGCAGTTTTTTACCGAAGACGGCGAGCTTGCCTTTACCATGCGTTACTACACGGGGAACAAAAACGCACACCTGAAAATCAATAAGAAATTACTCATGAAGTTCAACATCGAAGTGGCGAAGATACGCAAATGGATGTCTGACCCTGATGACGTTGTGGAGGAATTTAATGTCCCGAAAGACGAGGCGGTCAGAATGTGGAATAGCGGCCTGGCCTTATTGGGTTCAGGTGATATGAAAATGCTTGAGTACAAGGAGGCTATCTGATGGATAAGTATTTTTTCCTCGGAGTGTTGCAGGGGTTTGCTGCCTGTCTCGCTGGCGCGGCAGTAGGTTTAATCATTGTATTCCTTATTTGGAATTGCTTTTAGTGAAAAAGACGCGGTGCGTCTCTATATATTTTGTTTAGCAGGAGGTTTTTATGACAGCAATTGTTATGCGGAAATTGGCTGACGCTCTTTTGAACGAGGGGTATGTCGTGAAAAAGATGGAAGATGAAACTGCCGGGTTTCATGAGGACAAGTACACCGGAAGAATCATCATCACGGTAAGGCCAGTGGAAGACGAGGAAGCCGATGCGGAAGCGACGAGACTCCGCAAGGAAAAAGAAAGGGAAGCCGCAAAGCCCGAAAACGAGGAGGTGAAGTTTTGAAGATTACAAACAAAATGAATCTTCCTGAGGCGCTGGTTAAGGCGGTTTCCATCGAGCGGCATAATGAACCCGGTACGTTATCTACAACAACGCTGTTGAACGGCATGAAGCAGATACTTATTAGGGACCGCCATTTTGACGAGCTTGAGGAAGATGTAGCGGATCACTTCTACGTTCTTTACGGCTCGACGGCACACAAAATGCTTGAACACGAAGGGAAGAATGAATTCGCCGAAGTGTCGGTAAAACATGATGTGGACGGCGTAACGGTAACCGGAAAAGTTGACAACTACAACATGGACGAAGAAATTATCACCGATTACAAAACCGCGTCCGTCTGGAAAGTCCGGTACAAGAGCTTTGACGACTGGTACAGGCAGGGAATGATTTACGCTTGGCTCCTTATTAAAAATGGGTTTAAGGTACGGAAATGCCAATTTATCGCAATCCTTAAAGACCACTCAAAGCGGGAAGCCAAGCGTGATTTATCTTACCCGCAAAAACCTGTCTATGTCTATGAGTTCGACGTTACGAAAGAGGGCCTTGCCGAAATCCAAAAATTCATTGAGGCGAAGATTTCACTCTACAAGCTGTGCGTTGAAATGGCGGATGACGATATACCGCCCTGCACATCGGAAGAAAGGTGGGAAAAGCCGACAAAGTACGCCGTCATGAAGGAAGGCCGGAAGTCCGCCGTCCGTGTTCTGGACGCCCAGGAAGAGGCTGAAAAACTGGTCGGGGAGCTGGGCAAAAACCATTTCGTCCAGATTCGCCCCGGCGAGTCAACGCGCTGCGTTGAGTATTGCTCGTGCAACGGGTTTTGTAACTTCTGCCGCGACAACGCCGCGGCTACAGAAGCGCAAGAAGAAGTCAATTGGCCATAGGAGGAAAAAATGGGTATACCAATTTTGATTATCGGGGAAAGCGGGACGGGAAAATCAACGTCGATCCGCAATCTCACGAATGCCGGAATTATCAATGTGTACGGGAAGCCGCTGCCATTTAAGGGCAGTATGAAAACCGTGAACATTGACGATTGTAACAAAATCATTTCCTTGCTGAACAAAGCGGAGGCTGATGTCATTGTCATTGACGATTTCCAGTACCTGCTTGTCAACCAGTTCATGAAGCGGGCGATGGAAAAGGGCTATGACAAGTTCACTGAAATGGCGAAGGGCTACTACGATGTAATTGACGCCGTCCGGAAAATGCCCGCGCAAAAAAGGGTCTACTTCCTGTCTCACAGCGAGCGGGACAATTTCGGGAACGTCAAGGCAAAGACCATCGGGAAACTTCTTGACGAGAAGGTAACGGTTGAAGGGCTTTTCACCATCGTTCTCAGAACCGTTGTTACCGAAGACAGGTATCTTTTCCAGACGCGGAACTCCGGGCAGGATACCGTCAAGTCGCCGATGGATATGTTCACTGAGGATTTTATTCCCAACGATCTGGTGGAAGTGGACAAAGCCGTTTGTGATTACTACGGCCTGAACCCGCCCCCGCCGCCTCCCGCCCCGCCCAGCGGCGGCACAAAGCCCCCGGCTACCAAACCCCCGAAGGCTACCACCCCTGCCAACGCCCAGGCTCAGGCCGGCAATGAAACGGGAGGCGCGTGATGGGATTCTGGAACGGAGTAACGCCCGATTCGGTTGCCAATGCCGATGACGGGTTTAAGGAATTTAGCGTAGGCGAGAACGAAGCCTACATTAAAAGCGTCACGGAAAAGTTTTCGCAGAGCGGGAACGAAATGCTGGTTATTACTTTTGAAAATGATGACGGCGCGGAGATACGGCACTACATCGTTGATAACGAGTACAAGCAGCAGAAGTTGAAACAGCTTTACATCGCCTTCAATATCCCTTTCGGAAGCCAGAACATTCAAGGTTGGATTGGGAAGCGCGGCATTGTGGTTTGTAAAAGGGGAGAGCCAAACGAAAAAGGATTCGCCTACAACCAAGTGAGCTATCTGAGGCCAAAGCAGGGAGGGACAAACGTAAACCGCCCGGCGAATAACCAGACGAGCCTGCCGGCAAACCAGCATCCGCAACCGCCAAATAATTCGCCTGCGGGCCAGCCCCCGAACAATGACGAATTTGACGATGACATTCCGTTTTAAGGAAGGGCTATGAAAATCTTAGTAACCGGGCCGGGGGAGTTTTCCGGCGACGACCTGAAAGTCGGCAAATACTACAACGCTGAATTGGCGGACGAAGGGACGGAAAGGCAGAACAAAACTTTCCATGCCCTCATTCAATGTTACTGGACATCCGGCTGCCATTCGTATGACGCAAGGAGCTACGAGCATTTCAGGGCGCTGATGAAACTGTACCTCGGCGCGGGTACTGAGAAATACTACAGCCTGGTAAATGAAGACGGGACAAACTGCCCCAGCGGTAGGATTGCGTACCGCTTGAAAAGCTGGTCCGACTACACGAAAAAAGAACGCCAACTGACCATTGACAATATCATCAACGAAATGTTTTTGGTCGGCGTGAACACCCCGCGCTTCAACGAGATACTTCAGGGCATGGAAGAAAGGCAGGCGGAAAGGGAAAAGGAGGCATCTTCATGAATCATTTGAACAGCACGCTGATAGAAGGTTTTATCGCCACAGACCCGAAGTATTCCGAGGGCGAAGAGCGATGCACCTTCAATATCCAGTCGCACCGCTATAACAGGATCAAGGGCGGAATTGAGAAAAAAGTAAATCATTTCTCTGTCGTTGTACCGGGGAAAATTGGAAAAGAATGCTCAACGAAAAAGAAAGGCACGGGCTTGCGGGTCATCGGAAGGCTAGATACTGCCGGGGACAATGCCGTGATTATCGAGGCAGAGAGCATCATGTACAGGCCTGAGTTGTCAGGCAAAGGAGAAAAACAATGGAAACTGTAAGCATAATAAGAGTCCCTATCGGGAAAATCGAATTCACCACGGATCGCGCATACGGCGGCGAGGGGAATATTGAAACACTGGCACAAAGCATTGATGCCGTTGGCATTATCCATGCGCCCGCAGTGAAGGAGCTGAAAGACAAAAAAGGCCATTACCGGATTATTGTCGGGCGGCGCCGCTATCTCGCGGCAAAACATCTTGGCTGGAAAAGCATTGATGTACGGCTTTATCCTGAAAAGGCTGACGACGAGGCGATTGCCCTTGCCGAGAACGTGAACCGGGAAGATATGCACCCGCTTGACGAAGCCGAAAAGTTCAAGCGCGAGATTGACTCCGGGAAAACCGCCGAGGAAGTGGCGAAGTATTATGCGCGGAGCGTATCGGGCATTCACCAGCGGGTAAGGCTCTGCAAACTCATTGACGGCGTGAAAACGATGTTCCGGGACGGAAGGATGAACCTTTCCGGCGCGGCCCTTATCGCCAGCCTTCCCGAAGAGGATCAAGAGAAGTTCCTCAAGAAGTACGGGGAGAAAAAAGCCGACAAATGGGAGATCACCAATTTCCTCGGCACGGTACTGCGGTTCAAGATTAAGCACATTGCGGACAATAAATGCGCGAAGTGCAAGAACAGAACGTACAATTCAACCCCCGGGCTTTTTGAGGATTACAGCGGCCTTGAGGATGTGTGCTTTGACCAGGAGTGCTATGCCGGCAAGTGGGAAAACTTAATCGGCAAACTGATTGCCGAGCAGGACGGAAAAACCGACAGCAAAATAATCCTCAACCGCGGCATCCCTGATTTCCTGCCGAAGAAAACGAAAGCCGTTACCATCGGCGATGTCGAATATGAACTGCTTTCCCAAAGCGGCTATTCGTGGGACGAGACGAAAAAGAAAGGCATCGAGAACACCGCATGGCTTGTTTCGCTGGAATGGTTTCAGTCCAGCGGTTCCTACGGCGTCAAGGTGTCGAGGGTTAAATACGAGGTTTGTGAGAAGCAGAGCTACAGGCCTTCATCTCCCGAGCCGACAGACCCTGTCCATAAATTCATGATTGATCTGCTGCCGGACATTGCGCCTGACGAGAAAAAAGACATCGCGGAAATAATGCAGAAAAAGCACGAATACCCGTACAGTTTTTTCCGGCAGGTGAGCGAAAGACTTTTGGAAGAGATCATCGACAGGCGGCTCCGCAGGGAAGACAAGGAAAGCATGACCGCGCTTTACCTTGCCGCTAAATTGGGAACAACGGACAGGGAAGGAAACTGGCACGAAATCGATCCTGATTACCAGGGTTTGTTTGATCTGGTTTTTGAAACGGAGTTCAAACTTTCGCAGATTCCCAACGAGCCGTGGGTTGAAAACATTTTCCGGCTTCTTATCGCAATTGACATGGAAACGAATGACCTGCCTGAACTGCGCGATGACGAAGCGGATTGGAAGCGGCATGAGAACACCGTGTTCTGGCGGTTCGTCCAAATGACCCGGGAAGAATATATCGCGCTCTACCAGCGGATATTGACCGAGGCGATAAGGGCGGAAGTCAACGCGCCGGAAAAGGTTGATGAACAGCCGCAGGAAGAGCCGAAGGAAGAAGAACCCAATACGGACATGGGGGAGCCGCTGGAAGATGACTGATTGCCAAAAAATCAAGTGCGAGGATTATTTGGCTGACGGCGGGGAACCGGCATGGTGTATGCGTGCCGGATGCCCCGCTGTCGTTGCGGTCGGAAAATGCCCGAGATTGCAGGGCAGTGAAAACAAGAAGGGAGAAGAGCATGACAGAAAAAGAATGGCGCGGTGAGGTTCTGAGCATTTGCAAGTATTGTAGGCATTTCCATGACGGTGGTAAAAGCCGGTATTCGTGCTGCCGGTTTGACTGTTCGATCTATGACGCGGGCAGGTGCAAGAGAACGCATGATTTGCGCGAGAAAGCCAAAAAGATAATGGGGGTATCAAAATGATTGAGATGGAAATTATGGCGTTGGTTGGTTTGTGTGTTTCATGTGCTTACCTGGGGGCCATGATTGTTATTTTGATCTGGCTGCTGAACATATAGGGAGGAAAGTATGAAAAGAATGGTGTGTAAGCATTGCGGGCAGGAGATAAAGAAGCAGATAAACTTCGACAGACTAAAAGCCTGTTGGGACAAGGAAGCGTTGGACGAATGGATTGAAAAACTTTGCCAAAAGGGATGCCCCCTCAGAAAAATATGTTCTATAGAACCGTTAGTAAATGACGGCACTTGCGTAATGAACATTCTGAAAGAATGGCTTTTTGAGGAGATGAAGCAATGAAAAACGAATATGCGTTTCCTAACAGTTATGAAACAAGACGTATGGGACAGTCAACCGTTCATTACTGCGATGGCATGACCCTGCGTGATTATTTCGCGGGGCGGGCGTTGGTGATGATTGCACCGTTCAGCACATTCGACGAAGTATTTAATAAGCCGGAAGCGATAGCAAGGGCGGTATACAAAATTGCCGATGCCATGCTTGCGGAAAGGGAAAAAAAATGAAACAACACGGTCCTTGCATTTATTTTGACACCTCAACAAAAGGCGGAAATAAATTCCATGCCACAAACAGGGCAGATATAACGGTTTACGGAATGCGTTTCCGGCGTCGCGGAAGAAACAGACGCGATCTTGAGAAATGGCTCAAGAGCATAAGGGGCATGAAATGAACAACGAATTAAAGTCCTGCCCGTTCTGCGGTGGTAAGGATTTGGATATATGGGATGGGGGAATGTTCAGGCCCCTCCAACGTGTGGTTCACTGCAACACTTGTCACATGGAAACCAGCCCAGGTACGGATAGAAGGTGGCCAGTGGAAGAATTGATCGCCGCGTGGAATAAGCGGGCAAAGGAGGAGATATGAACCTGCGGGACGCAATAGACAAAGACCAATTCATCATCGAGAAGATTTGCTATTCAGACGACGAGCTGAAAGCCATGCCCCTTGAACAACTGGAAACCCTGAAAATGCAGATCACGAAAAAAATTAGCGGCCTGTCTTTGGCATTGAAGGAAGAAACTAATGACAGTTTCAACATGGGGAAAAAGAGGGCGCTTTACATCAACCAGCGCGTTTTGGTTTATGTGAATCTCCTTATGAAAAAACACGGCCAAAACAAAACGTCGCTGGCGGATCATTTTTTCGAGAGGGCAAGGGCGATACTGCCGCCCATGCTGTTTGAAGAGATTTTGAGCGAGGCGCAGGCAAGCGCCAAAGGCGGGGCCGGAGCATGAACAAATCAAAGATAGAATGGTGCGACAGGACATGGAACCCGGTAACGGGCTGTTTGCACGGCTGCCATTATTGTTATGCGCGGAATATAGCGCATAGGTTTTGCGGGTATTTTAGGCTTCAGGAAACTGTAGAAGGCCCAAATGTTGAATTGAACAAGCCGGCAATAAAAATGATATGCGACAAACAGGCGGCCGCGCCTTACCCCTTCGGCTTTGACCCTACCTTTCACCGCTATCGCCTTGGGGAACCGCAGCTTGTAAAGAAGCCGCAAAATATTTTCGTATGCTCAATGGCAGATTTATTCGGGGAATGGGTTCCTGACGAATGGATTGAAAAGGTATTTGAAGCGTGTGAGAAAGCCCCGCAACATAGGTATTTATTTCTGACCAAAAACCGCGGCATGACTAAAAACGAAAAAAGACTTTCAATGTTGTGGAAATTCTTCAATAGCGGAAATACTTTTAACAAATGGCTAGGATACTCTGTTGAAAGTGGTTACAAACTAGCGTCTGCTCTTAACATAAATATAAAAAATACTTTCCTTAGCATGGAGCCTTTGGCGTATAACGCAAGCAGCCCGTTTCAATACGGAGTTTTTATAAACAGCGTCAAATGGGTAATAATCGGCTCGGAAACAGGCAACCGAAAAGGCAGGGTAATACCCAACAGGGAGTGTATTGAGGCCATTGTTAACGAGTGTCGGGAGAAGGAAATCCCGGTGTTCTTGAAGAACAATCTCGCGCCGGTTTGGGGCGAACCCCTGATACAAGAATATCCGTGGGGAAAGGGGTAAAAAATGGCTGATAGACCCCATAAAAAACCGCCCAAAAACCTACCTGTAGGTAGAAATACGGGGAGCAAAACAAAAACAGGTAGTTCTACTCAAAAAAGCAGGGGAAAACGCCCTGCGCCGTGTTTTTACGATGTCAAAATCCGCATTACCGCCGAGGAGTACGCCAGGGGGCTGCCTTACTTTGAAGAGCATAAATACCTATCGAAGTTCGTTTTGGATTCATACCGGGAAAGGTTGAATAGAAACGAGGCAAACAGCAAGGCGGCAAGGCTCCGCATACTTGCGGGTAACGTGGAACTTCTAAAGCCGGTGATAAAAGAAATGTATGAAAGGGGGGAACTGAGGTATCTGTATGAACACGAAAGAAACGATGGAGATGGAGGGGACAATGGCAAGGCCGGAAAAGCGTGATGCTGACTATTTCCCTTTTTATGCCAAAAGGGGAAAGACGCTGAATATTCTTCAAAGCAAATTTGGGCTTGAAGGGATTGGTTTTTTCACAAATATGATGCGTTTCCTTACTCTTACGCCGGATCATCATTACTGCATAAAAGATGAAACGGACAGGATGAATTTTTTTGCCGAGATCGGACTTCATGATGAAAGTCGGGGAATTGAAATGATTGAGCTTATGGTAAAGACAGGGAAACTCGACAGGGAACTTTGGAATAATCACATGGTTATTGTTTCCGAAGCGTTTTTATTGTCGATTGAGGATGCGTACAAGAGGCGAAACAATAAAATAATAACCATTGACGAAATAAGAAAAAAATTCGTTTCTGTAGCAGAAAACAGTGTTATTGTATACGATAATCCCACAGAAACGGACAATAACCCCGCTCAAGCATACAATAACCCACAAAGTAAAGTAAAGAAGAGTAAAGTAAAGAAAATTATAAGCGATTCTGGCGAATCGCCTACCCCAAAACGCATTGCCCTTTTAGATCGTGAACCCAAAAACGATATGGAGAGGGTAAATAAAAAATGGCTTGAAAATTATATTGCTCTCTATGGTACTCAACCTATCAACCCCCGGTGGGATTTAACATCTCCATTGGTATCAAAGGCATTAAAAATAGTTGGCATTGAAAAATTATTATTGGCTATTGATACAGCTATGAAAGATAAATTTTGCCTTGAATCTGGTTATATGCTCAAAATAATTATGTCAGGTAACGTAATTTCGAGACTAGTCAATAAATATATACCGCCGAAACATGGCATAGCCGCAGATAACATACCGCCTGAAAAAGCGGCGGACTATTTTAGGGAGGGATGATGGACGATTTAAGAGACAAGATTGAACGGTCAATATCCGAGCGTGAAGCGGAAGAAAAAGCGGAATGGGACGCCCTGCCCGAAGAAGAAAAACAACGCATCATTGCGGAGCGTGAACAGAAGCGGGTAGAAGCGGAGCGGGAAAGGCAAATATCGGCATGGAAAAACAAGGGCGTTACGAAGCGTTATTTTGACGCTTCATGGGAAAACTGGATCGCCGATACTCCCGAAAAGAAAAAAGCCGTAACCAATGCCAGAAAAGCATGGAAAGAAAACCTGTTTCTTGCCGGGAAAAACGGAACCGGGAAAACATATCTTGCCATGTGCTTGACTAAAGAAGGGGCAACGTACCGGGAAGCCACAGACATATTCCGTGAGATACGGGCAGATTTTGACAGAGAGCAAGAGACGCTGGATTATTATGGCTATCGTAAATTGCTCATTATTGACGAGGTTGGGCGGCAGAATAAAAAAGAACTGAGCGACTTTGAAAAAAATGTTTTTTTCGAGATTATCAATCGCCGCTGGAATAACTGCTTGCCAACTACCTTAATTGCCAACATGGACATAGAGGAAGCGGTAGACCTGTTAGGTACTGCCATTCT